GCTTACGTTTACACCGGCATTATCGGATGGAGACGTAGTTAAAGTATATCGTTCAGGTTCAGGGTCAACTTCAAGATCATTTGTATCTGATGATAAGAGAATTCAAGATTCATTTAAGTATCAGAAGTTCTCATATATTCTTAAGACTGGTGCAAACATTGACCAGTGGAAAAACGCATTTAATAGGTTGGTACATCCGGCCGGATTTATTTTCTTTGGTGAGATTCTTCTCTTCATTGAGATACTTGAAAAGAATCAGGCTGGAACGGTAACTCCGTTTAATCAGCCTGGTTTGCAGCTTGGCGCTGGTCTTCCAGTTCCAATTATTATACCTCCAGTTGAGATTAATGCTCAGGCAATTGCAACTCGTACTGGTCATGGAGTAGTTAGTTCAGATCTTGGTTATACTGCTGATTTAGCAACAGTATACTTTACTGAACAAATCATTAATGATAATACACGTCAATCTAATAAGATTGGGCCTAAACAATACTTAGAAGATTTAAAGTTCTTATTGCCTAATCCAAATTCTAATTTCGCGAATTACACCATTTCTGAGGCTATAAATAGAACAATAGACATAAACGCTACAGCAGAGATTACTGTATCAGACATTTAATAGGAGTCAAAATCAATGGCCGCCATTGTAACACAAAACTTTAGGCTAAGAGCTGCTAAGCAGTTTGTAGCCGACATTGAAGCGGCAGCGAACAATTATTATTTGTTTGTTGGCCGCTCTTCTCCGTGGACGGATGACAACACACCGGACGCACCTTTCGATAACACATATTCTCATACCACGAACGTATGGCAGAATATGACATCGCTTAAGAAATTAGCTACTACTGATTTGCAGTTTGCTGCTCCACGTTATCAGTGGATTTCAGGTACAACATATGCAGAATATGATGATCGTGATGCTACACTAGAATCTAAGAAATTCTATGTTATTACAGATAACAATCATATCATGCTTTGTTTAAAAGCTGGTCCTGGTGCTTCTACCACGAATCCAGATAATACTGGTGTTACTGTAGCAGGTGTTATTGATAATAGTGCTTCTGATGGTTACATTTGGAAATATCTTTATACACTATCAACAACTGCAGCAAATAAATTCTTAACTTCTGCATTTATTCCAGCACAAGATATTACATCTGACCCAGGCGCTGCATCAGCTCAGGCTCTTCAAGACCAGTGGGCAGTTAAACAAGCTGCAATAGACGGTGCAATTTATAACGTTAAAGTTACTGCAGGCGGAACAGGTTACTCTGCATCAGATAACTTTACTGTAACAATAAGCGGTGATGGAACTGGTGCTACAGTAGTAGATGCTAATGTAACAGTAGCAGGTGGAGTTATTACTCGACTCTTAATTAGTGCTCCAGGTACAGGATATACAAAAGCAAAAGTAACAATTGCTTCTGATGGTTCTGGTTCAGGTGCAACTGCTAGAGCGATCTTAGGACCTAGGAATGGATTTGGATACGATCCTCGCCAAGATCTTCGAGCACATTACATTACAGTAAACCAATCACTAACTGGTGATGAGAATGATACATTTATTACTGGTAACGAATTCCGTCAGTTAGGACTTATTCGTAACCCATTTAATTATGGTACTTCAGTAGTTGCATCTGCAGGTTCATTACGAGCAACATATAGTCTAACTTTATCTGGTCCTCCTGCAGCTGGTGAATTTTTAAATGACTCAGTAATTGTAGGTAGTTCAACTGGAGCTAAAGGTATTATTGATGATTACGATGCAACAAACGGCATTTTGTATTATCACCAAGATGAAGCTTCAGGGTTTACTGCATTTACTACAAGTGATAACGTTAAAATCGATGGTACAAGTAATACTGCACGAAATGTAACAGCTGTAGGTAACCCAGGGGTAGAACACGATTCAGGAGAAGTTATCTTCCTTGAAAATCGTACTGCGGTTAATAGAGCTGATGACCAAATCGAAACAGTAAAACTCGTACTTGAATTCTAAGGAAAAATAATAATGGCAATTAAGTTTAACGTAGATCCATACTACGATGACTTCCTAAAAGCGGGAACAGATACACTCTCGCCTAAGGAAAAATATCATAAGGTACTCTTTCGTCCAGGAATTGCTGTACAGGCTAGAGAGCTAACACAGCTTCAGTCAATACTGCAAAATCAAACTACTCAGTTTGGTAACCATATGTTCAAAGAAGGAGCTATGGTAATTCCAGGTGGTAACGCCTATAATAACTATGCTGACTACGTTAAGCTATCTGCTTCATCTGCAACTGTAGGTGATTCTCTTGTAGGCAAAGAATACGCAAACAGCGATGGACTTAGAGCTAAAATTATTAAAGCAGTTGCTGCAGTATCTTCAGATCCTGATACATTCTATGTAGTTTATCAAAACTCTAACGGAGCAACGAATACAGATAAAGTATTTAGTGCAAATGATACTCTTACAGAACAAATTTGGAATGAAAGTTCATCATCATACGATGCTGGAACAGCTACAGCAACAGTAGCAGCTACTGCTCCAACTGGTCAAGGTGCTATCGTACAACTTGAAAGCGGAATTTATTTTATTCGAGGTCACTTTGTAATTGTTAAAGCTGAAACTCTTGTACTTTCTAAATATACAAATAATGTATCATTTGATGTTGGTTTAGAAATTACTGAATCAGTAGCCACATCTGCAGAAGATAATAGCCTAAATGATAACGCAACAGGTACACCTAATTATGCTGCTCCTGGTGCACACAGATATTCTATTAAAACCGTTTTAAAAACACAAGCTAATTTTGGTACAACAATTGATAATTTCTTGTTGCTACTACGTGTTGTTAATGGCAAGATTCAAAAGCAAGTAAGAGAAACTGATTACTCAGTAATCGAAGATACACTTGCACGTCGTACGTATGATGAATCAGGTGATTACACCGTTCGCCCATTCCGTGCAACTATGAAAGAAGATACTGATGTTAATACGCCAGGTGACGCAACTAAATTAGTAGCTGCTATTGAACCTTCTAAAGCATATGTTCGTGGTTATGAGATTGAAACATTAGCCACAACAAACTTATCAATTAATAAGTCGCGTGAAGCTGCACTATTTGAAGGTGCTTCTGTATCTTCTCTTGTTGGTAATTATATTAGGCTAACTGCTTCTACTGTTGAAGGTATACCTGATATTATTACTTACAACCAAATTAGTCTTCACAGTGCTGTCTCTGGAGGAGGAACTGGTTTAGGATTTGCACGAGTTCGTAGCATTGAAAAAGATGGAACTGACTATAAGTTATATTTATTTGATATTGAATTAGCTGCTAATGCACAAATTTCTCAAATTAAATCAGTTAAAATGAGTACTACATTTTCAGGTAATGTAACACTTGTTAATTCAAAAGCAGTTCTTTATGAACCAAATAGAAATACGTTAGTATTTGCACTACCATTCAATCGTGTTAAAACATGTGATGATGGCACTGGTGACTTTAATTACGTCTATTTTTCTAATAAGAAGTTTCCTGCAGATACAGTATCAGCTGGAGAGGCAACGTTTAGTACATCAGGATCTACTGAATTATTCGAGCCATTTGATACAGACAACTGGATTCTTGCTGTAACGAATGGTGGCAATGCTGGAGAGATACACACGATAAGTTCTAGTGATGTTTCAATCACTGCTAATTCACAGTCAGTTACAATTTCTGGATTATCAGGACATAACAATCAAACAGTAGAGCTTATTGCAGGTGTTAAGAAAACACTTGATCACGACTCTAAATCATTAACAACATCTGGTTCTCAGAATATTCACCAAGTTGCATTTACATCTCAATCTACGATTGAAGCAGGCAATCTACAACTAGGTAAAGCTGATGGATATCGGTTGCTTGCAGTATACATGGCAGCAGACTTTAGTACAGATGCAACAAATACTGATACAGATGTAAAAGAATACTATGACTTTGATAACGGTCAAAGAGATAACTTTTATGGTATCTCTAAGATTACTATCAAACCTGGTACAAACTTTGTTCCTACTGGTCGTCTACTTGTTAAGTATGAGTTCTTTACTCATGACGGTACAGGTGATTTCTTCTCAGTAGATTCATATTCCGGTCTTACAGACGATGATGGTAATACGATAACATATGAGGATATTCCTTCATATACAGTTAGAGCTACAGGTGAAGTAGTTGAACTTCGCTCTGCTATTGACTTTAGACCACGCGTATCAGATGCTGGTAATAACTTCACAGGAACAGGAGCAGTTACTAAACTATGCCCAGAACCTGCTACAACATTTACTACTGACATTCAATATTACTTGAATAGACGTGATAAAGTTTATTTAGATAAGAATGGTGAGTTCGGAGTTGTTGAAGGTGTTCCTTCTCTAGATCCAGAATTACCAGATGATCCTAAAGATTCAATGGTTCTATACCAGCTCTTAGTTCCAGCTTATACACTTAAACCATCTGATGTTGAGATTGTTGTTCTTGACAATAAACGCTATACAATGCGTGATATCGGTAAGCTTGATCGTCGTATTAATACTTTAGAATATTACACATCTTTATCATTCTTAGAAAAAGAAGCTTCAGATCGACAAGTTGTTGATTCAACTGGTGCTTTGCAAAGATTTAAGAACGGCTTTGTAGTTGATTCTTTTAAATCATACAACGTAGCAGATGTTATTTCTCCTGATTTTAGAGCGGCAATCGATCCTGATGATGGAATCTTACGTCCTCAGTTCTCACAAGAATCAACACGATTACGTTATGATGCAAGTAGTTCTACTGGTATACAAAAAACAGGTGATCTTGTAACCTTACCGTATACAAGTCAAGCTTTAGTACAGCAAGCTCAGGCATCTTCTCTTATTAACGTTAATCCATACGATGTATTTACTTGGCAAGGTTCAGTGGATTTATCTCCTTCATCAGATGAGTGGAGAGATGTAAGCAGACGTCCTGCAGTAACGATTGATAATTCTGGTGTTACTAACGCAATGCTAGATCAGATTAATGAGTCAACATCATTCGGTACAGTGTGGAATAACTGGCAAACACAGTGGACAGGTACACAAGTACAAAGAGGAAATTGGATACGAAATACTTCGTTTGCGACCTTTGTAGCAGATGGTAATAGAGGCCGTAGACAATCTCGGACTATTACATCTACTACTACAGAGAATCAAACAAGAGTAGGTACAACTACTGCACTAGCATGGTCTACTCAGGTTGAAACACAAGGTGATAGAATAGTATCTATTGACATTGCACCATTTATTCGCTCTCGTCAGATCTCTTTCCGTGCAACACGAATGAAACCTAATACAAGAGTTTATGCATTCTTTGATGGAGTAGATGTATCAAGTTTTGTTAGAGAAGAATCATCTTATACTTTATGGTCAGACAATGACACATCTGTAGTAACAGGTCAGAATACAATCTCAGCACATCCAAGTACTGCAGGTAATCTTATCACTGATGCAACAGGAGCTGTAACAGGGTCGTTCTTTATACCTAATAATACTGCAACTAATTTCCAAACAGGATCAAGAGTATTTCGCTTAACAGATTCTTCTACTAATGATACAGTAGGTAATACTACAGAAGCTTCAGCATCATACGTTGCAAGAGGTCTTATTGATAACGTAGAAGAAGTATTCTTATCAACACGTATTCCTCGAGTAGAGCAAACTGCAGTAACTGACGGTCGTATTATTACTAATACAAGAACAAGAGTACAAGACGGCTGGTGGGATCCACTTGCTCAGTCTTTCTTAATTGATGAAACTGGTGGAGCATATATCACAAAAGCAGATGTTTACTTTGGTGAGAAAGATGATAACATTCCAGTAACAGTTCAAATTAGAGAAATGGTTAATGGTTATCCTTCTGCACGTATTGCACCTTTCGGTGAAGTAGTTAAGAACGCTGCTGATGTAAGTATCTCTGCAACTGGGGCAACTGCTACTACATTCACATTTGAATCTCCTGTATTCTTACAAGAGAATGTTGAATACTGTATCGTATTACTTGCTAATACTAATAAGTATAAAGTATGGCATGCAGTTATGGGCGAAGAAGATCTTGCAGGTGTTAAGATTAATAAGCAACCATATGCAGGTGTTATGTTTAAATCACAAAACGCTTCTACATGGACAGCAGATCAAAACGCAGATCTTAAGTTTACAATTCATAGAGCAGACTTTACAACTGATGCAACAGCTAACCTTGTTCTTAAGAATGATGAGCCTGAGCAAACTAGCTTACAGTATGACCCATTTAAGTGTACGTCTGGTTCAGCTATTGTTAGAGTATCTCATAAGAATCATGGCTTCTTTAAACATGCAACAGTTAATTCGAGTGTGACTATCTCAGGTGTAGCATCAAGTATTCATGGTATTCCAGCATCTGAATTAAATGCAACACATGTTGTAGATAATGTAGAGCAAGATTCTTACACGATTACTGTATCTACGAATGCTACAACAACAGGCATTGGTGGAGCTGGTACAATAGATGCAACAGATAACAGAGCTTATCAGGCATTCCAAACGAATGTTCAGCAAGTTCTACTAACTGGTACGAATATCACATGGTCAGCTAAAACAGCCTCTGGTTTAGGGTTGATGGAAACATCACGTACACCTTATGTACTAGATACTGCATATTCTGCAATTATACCAAATGAAACAATGTACGCTAGCACTACAAGAGTTATAGCTACTACTGATAATAAAAACTCTTCAACATTCCTTGCAAAAGGTGCATTTACTTCATCAAGAAGTAATCTATCTCCTGCAGTTGATCTTGAACGAGCATCGGTGTTTACTATTGGTAATAGAATTGATAGACCTGTAGGATCAACGACAGCAGGCTTTAATGTTGTAGATGACTTTGTTGCAGAAAATACCACAGGAACTGGTTCTGCTCTTGCTAAGTATGTTACAAAAACAGTATTACTTAATGAAGCTTCCTCTACATTGAAAATCTTTATAGATGTTTCTAGACCTAATAATACTGAGTTTGAAATCTACTATAAAACTGCGGCAGATGAAGCAGCGGTCGATGCATTAGCTTGGTCACTTGCAACACCTGATTCTCCTATCCCAGTAAATGATACCGGAGCGTTTAATGAAGTAGAATGGAGTGTGGATCCTTCAGAAGAGTTCAACGCATTTGCTATTAAGATTGTTATGAAAACAGAAAACCCAGCTCTTGTACCTCAAGCATCTGCATTAAGAGCGATAGCATTAGTATAATGAGTGATGTAAGATATGTCCCTGTCAAAGAGAGTCCTGGATTATTCCGGGATTCTCTTACTGGAGCTATTATAAATATGAATAAGAACGGTGCACAGAAAGCAAGAGAAGCTAGACAAGCACTAATAAATAAAGAAAACGAGATTCAAGATCTAAAAACAGAGGTGCAAGAAATTAAAAGCATCTTAACACAATTATTAGAGAGACTGTAAATGGCCATTGTTAATATCACAACCGCTAATACGTTTAACGAGTGGCGTATTGGAACAAATGAGCTCGGAAGTCAACTAGGAGATGTCAGCAGTTTAGTAGATAATAACGCTACTACAACTTTTACAGGCTTAACAGGAATTAATGCAAATGATTTTGTAGGAACTGCTGCTACTTTTACTGTAACAAATACTGCTGGTACTTACTCAGTTGCAGTAACACAAGCAGGTACTGGTTACGCTGATAGCGATACAGTTACAATTAAAGGCTCAAGTCTTGGTGGTGTTGATACTACAAACGATGCGACTATTACAGTTACAGGTCAAACAGGCGGGAATATTGATACTGCTACAATCTCTGGTACTCCTGCAGCTACAATCGCTTCTGAATTTAAACTAGTACAAGATTTTGTAGAAACTACTCAGACTTTAAATACTACAGCTACTACTCTTGCTGATGCAATCAATGAACATGAATCAGATCTTGGTACAATGTCTCTTACGACAACTGGTACTAATGTAACTGCAGCTATTAATGAGCTAGACGCTAAACAAGGTAATGATACACTTGATACCGCTTCATCTACTCTGACAGGTGCTATTAATGAGCATGAATCTGACATTGGTAATATGTCACTTAACACAACTGCAAATGATTTAACTGCGGCTATTAACGAATTAAAAGTAACTGCTGATGATGCACAAGCTGAAATTGGCGGTGACATGGCAGATGATTATGACGGAGATGATACAAATATTATTACTGCTCTTAATAATCTATTTGCAGCAAGTAGTGTATCTACTCTAAACACAGAATATGTTAGACGTGACGGTGTAGGTGATTTAACTGGACTATTAACATTAGATGACTTAGGTATCTCTTCTGGTTCAGATAATATGTTAATTAAAACTGGTGCATCTGATGTAACTCGAATAACAGTAAGTGCTTCTAATGGTAATGTTGGTGTAGGTAAAGCACCTGGTACATATAAGTTTGACGTACAAGGTTCTGCTAATGCTACTACTCTACGATATAGTGGTGAAGATACTGATACTCGTTATTTGCGTGCAGGCGGTGGAGCAGGTGGTATAACAGCTATTAGTGTTGGACTAGATCTTCAAGGTGCAAATACAATTAGCGGTGATCTTACAATTGGATCTGAGTTAGTATTTGATGCTGATGGATATACATTCTCTGAATGGTCTCAAGACCTTGTAGGTGCAATGTTTACTGGTAACACAGAATCTGGCGGTATTGGTGCAGTCTATGATGACTCTACCGGCAAGATCACAATGACTATTGCTAATAACGCTCACTCTCATACAGTATCTAACATCAGTGACTTTACTGAAGAAGTTCAAGATACAGTAGGAGCAATGATTTCAGGTAATACTGAATCAGGCATCTCAGTAACTTACGATGATACTGGAGGAAAGTTAAACTTTAACGTCGCAGATCCAACAATATCATTGACAGGCCCTGTAACAGGTTCTGCTACGATGACAAATCTTGGCAATGTTTCAATCGCTACAACTTTAACAGCAGATCCTACGATTACACTTACTGGCGCGGTTACTGGTACTGCGACAATGACTAATCTAGGCAATGTAAGTATTGCTACTACAGCAACTGCTGACCCTACTCTTACTTTAGACGGTGATGTATCTGGTACTGCTACTCTTACTAACTTAGGTGATGCAACCTTAACTGTTACAATTGCAGATGATTCTCATAATCATACAACAGCAAATATTGATAACTTTACTGAGAATGTACAAGACATCGTTGGAGATATGGTCAATCCTACTAATACCGAATCTGGCATTAGTGTAACATATGATGATACTGCAGGTAAGTTAAACTTTGATGTTAACGATCCTACAATTACGTTGACAGGTGCTGTAACTGGAACCGCAACAATGACAAATCTAGGATCAATTAGTATTGCTACTACTGCAGCAACCGCAACAGTATTAAATGTATATAATGTTTCTGGTACTCGCGTATTCCCATAGGATATATAATTCATGTCTAGACCATTAATAGTAAACGATAGCACTACACCAAAGTCGCTTATTGAAATTGCTGATGACAAGATTTTAACTCATGCATGGAGAATTCTTGATGAGTTTCAATCTAGCGATACTAATACTGGAAGTGTAGGATTGACAGGAGGAAGTATTCCTTCAGGAACAACTGCTATTGGAACCTTTGTAGATACTAGACGCCAATCTGGTCCTGGTGCACATCCAGTTGGTACTGAAACATATAGTACTACATCAACCTTTTTTCAATATAACGGTACTGAAACAGAAGATTATGTAAGGCCTCTAAAATGGGATTCAACATTAGAGGGAATTAGAGAATCATCAAATAGTGATTTAGATTCACATCTTATCGCAACAGCTTTGACAGTTTTAACATCTAGTGCAGATAATTATGGCTTAGGTCAATATAGATTACAACCAAGTGCTCCATCAGCTGGTACATGGGAGAACATGGGTTCAATCACTGATCGTATTACTAATGCCAATGGAACTGTTACAGAAAATACTACAAAACTTTGGAAGAAAACTTCGCAATCTGGTACGTTTAATACAGACGTAAAACGTCCACTTAAATTAGATACTAGTACTACACCAGATTCAATAAAAGAAATGACTGATGCTGAGATAAAGGGATTAGTTAAAAGATTTAGTAATCGAATTATAGAATCTGGTATTGGTACGTATGTAGTACAAGAAAATGCTCCTGCTAGTGGAACATGGGTAAGAAGAGGTGATGCTTTTCACGACGACAGAAGAACAGTAGCTGATGCAACTTATACTGGATCTTATACTGGATATTACGCAGGTAGCAGAACATATTCTGGAACATATACCGGAAATTATAGTGGAACATATACCGGAACTTATGTTGGTACAGCATACGCCGGAAGTTATCTGGGCCCAGGAGTTGTTTATTACGGTGGTAGCCCTCGGTATGTAAATGTATACTATGTTGGTTATTATGCAACTAGTTTTACGGGAAATTATACTGGAACATATGCTGGTAATTATGACGGAAGTAGAACGTATTCAAGCGATGGCTATGCTGGAGCTTATTCTGGAGATTATACCGGAGCTACTGTACAAACTGGAACAGAAAGCATATCAAATGTTAGCCTATGGATGAGGACATCATAATGGAAAATAGAGAAATTAAATACCCAATTTGGGCAAACGAAGAAAAAACAAAAATTAAGTGTCAGTTCCATTATGAAAATGGAGAGAAGCTTGAAGCTTCTATTATGGATACCGAAGAGGGTAATCCTGACTGGGCAGAACTTATGGAAACTTTCGGAGTAGAAGGTATCGATGCATCGCATGCAATATACTTAGAAGAACGTAAGAAGGCTGCTGAGTTACATGAAGCTCAGAAAAAAGAAAAAGAAGAAACAGAAAAAGCTAGTATCTTATTTGCTGCTAAATTAGAAGCATTTGAAATAGATGAAGTAAAAGCTTCTAAAGATCGAATATTGAAATCACGTATCAGAAAAGCTTCTAGTATTATGGAAATCTCTGCATTTACCTCTTTACTTATTATGAAAGAACTTGATACAAATGAAAAAGACAAAAAAAATAAATAACGGATTTGTATATGCAGCATCTGTTCATAAGAAATTTTTGAGTGGTGCAGTATATTCTGCAATATCATTAAAAGAATATTATCCCGATGCGCATATAACGTTATTCACTGTTAAAGAATGGGTAACAGATGACCTATACGATATATTTGACAATATTGTTTTTGAAGATGTACCAAACAATAAAAGAACCAAACTTTGGGCTCTAAGTAAAACACCTTACGATACTACAATTTACCTTGATGCTGATACTGAAATTCAACATGAAGATATTTGTCTATTGTTCGATCAGTTTAAAAATGATGCTGATATAATGATTACTAAGATTAGACCATATTCTGGTAAAATATCAGAATTTCCTGGTGGAAATCTTACTGATCATTGCGGAATGTTTGTATACAAGAAGAACGATAAGACCATACAATTTATGGAAGAATGGTATGCTAGATATCTAAGACAAGAATCTGGAGAGTGGCAATGGGATACTAATTTATATCCAGAAGAATTGCGGCCTTGGGATCAATGGACATATTGGTGGCTTCAGAATAAAACTAACTATAGTATTAAACGTGAATTCTTAGACGATGATGCTCGCTGGAATTTTATTAATACATATAGAGAAGATGAAACAGATAAACCTATCGTAGTTTATCACCATACTATAAGGGTATAATATGAAAGTAATTGAAGGTAAATTAAGCCAAGAGGTATTAGATATTGTAGAGCCATTTGCAACATGGTTTTTTGAACAAGATTCAGATCTCATTAATATTCACGGCGAAGCTGATGAAGATGAATATTACACCAGTAATGAATACCTAGATTATATAGAAGCAAAGGGTCATGAAGGATATCCTGAAGAAAAACATGGCATCGATCTAACTATTATAGAATCAACTCCTATAGAATATAGAGATAAGATTATTGATGTGACAAAGCAATTGAATAATTTTTTTGGATCACAATTCAATGCTGTAAAAATGTATTACCCAAAAGACGGATTTATGAGCTGGCACAATAATCACAACGTGCCAGGATATAATATTCTTATGTCCTACACAAAGAATGGTGATGGATGGTTTAGATACAAAGATCCAATTACTGAAGAAATCATTACACTATATGATAAGCCAGGTTGGACTGCTAAGGTAGGTTATTATGGTCATAACGAAGAACCTGACAAGTTATACTGGCATTGCGCTCGTGCGTATGAACCAAGATTAACTTTAGGGTTTGTTATTCCTAATCAAGAGATGTGGGAAATGATGTGTGACGATCTTACTCCCAATGATGTTTAAATGGCTCATACATTTCACTTGTTGTCGGCCCATTGAACATACAAACTAAAGCATTTGGGTCATAATAGAATTCGAAATCATGATTAGTATTTAAGTACATCTCAACAGTATAATCATTTTCTTTTATTCCATGAATTCTAGAATAGGCAATTCCTTGTGGAAAATACTTTAAAGTAAATCCTTCATGAAATAAAAACCTATCAATGCCTTTGTACTTAACCATATAGTAATCTGCATTGGCATCAAAGTATTCCCATATGTTACTAAGAGATCCACCTTTCCATAAGAGCATAGATGAGTTGACGTACATATCATAACGATCTTTAAACCTAGTCAAATCTCCATAGGTTACAGTATCACCTTTCCAGTAACAACGTATCATTGTTAGATCGTCACAAAGATAATCTAATATATTGTCTATATTATTTTGTATAACAACATCTATATCAAAATAAAGACATGTGCCTTCTGCAAAATCTTTCTGAAACATTGCTAGTTTATTCCAGTATATTTCTAGGTCATTATCTGCAGGTATAGATATAGTATCACACTCAAGATCTTTAGGATCTTCTGTATAGCAAATAAACTTGTGTGGAATGGTTAGATATCTCTCGACGTTACGCTTAAGGCGGTTAACATCAGAGGCAGAGTACTTAGTACCCCATTTTACACATATAACATTTATCATAGGGCTATTTATTATGTTTGTAATGGATGCAGTTACACAACGAGCGATTAAAAAATACCCGCACCTGGCTGCTGACATTGCACAATCATATAACCATAAACAAGTTCAATGTAAAGAATGGCTTTGCGATAATCTTGAATTTATTAATCATTTTAAATTTAAAAGAATTTACGTTGCAGGAAGCTGGTATGGAAATATATTGGTTCCTAAGCTAAAAAATATATTTCCAGGAATACAAATAAAGCTACATGATATTGATGAAGATACCGTGTTTATTGCCAAAAATATATTTTTTAAAGATGATGAATCTGTTAAGGCAGAAGTAGTAGACTCGCGAGATTACCTCTACAAATATCTTGTCATTAATACATCATGTGAACATATGGCTCCACTTAAAGTACGCCCAGGAACATGCGTAGCACTACAAAGCAATAACTACCGTGAAATAGAAGAGCACACTAACTGTATAGATTCCTCGGCCGAATTAGCAGAGCAATACAAAGTTAAAGAAATATACTATGAAGGCGAATTAGCCTTTGATAAATATACACGATATATGGTGATAGGAAGAGTATGAAAGAAACTTTAGATGATATTAAAGAAGATAAAAACTGGTTTTGCCCTCTTCCTTTTAATCACATATACTCAAACTCTGATGGCTCATGGATGCCTTGCTGTTTAAGTAGACCTACTATAGTACCAGATAAGAACATTATTTCTTCTGATAAAAAAATAATGCATAACACTGAAAACACTTCAATGATTGATTGGTGGAAATCTGATACTATGAATGGTATCAGAGATGAAATGATAGGTAAAAGTAAAGAAACAAAGCTTACTGATCATTACTGCTTTAAGTGTAAAAATCAAGAAAGAGTAGAGGGTACATCTTCTAGGATAGGTTGGAAGAACTCTGTATTAGGTACTCTAAGTCACCATAAATCATCAATGGCCTCAATCGTAGCTGTCGATTCTTATAAAGATTGTAATGAGATGGATTTGTCAGATATTGACGATCGGTTTTTAAGTTTAAAATTAAGAATATTTGGAAACTTGTGCAACCTATCGTGCTATATGTGTTGGCCTCATAATTCTAGTACACGAATTAATGATGTTAAAAAGCTGCCAAATGAGTATAAAGACATGTGGTTTAAGAGCAATGTAACTGATGACGGTATTCCAAAAAGTATTTCTAAAGTAAATAAAGATCAATTCCAAAGCTCGTTAGAGCAAATAAAAGATATTGCCCATCTAATTTCTTCTATTAAAATTACAGGTGGTGAGCCTATGATGATGGATAATCATTACAGACTCCTCGATTTGCTTATTGATTCCGGAGACGCCAGGCATATCCAATTAAGATATCAAACAAACTTTACTAAGTTTAGTAGAGGTGAAGAAGCCTTTTTTAAATATATGAAAGAATTTAAAAGCGTGGCTGTGCACATCTCTATTGATAGTGTAGGTAAATATGATGAGTATATTAGAAAAAATGGAAGTACCGATATTGTAAATAAAAACATAGATAAATTACGAAATCTACCTAATGTTTCTTTTGGAATTGCAAATACAGTATCAATGTTAAGTATACTAAATCATGCTGAGTTTCATGAAAAGTGGAAAGACGTATATGTTAATTATTTTGTGTTAACAGCTCCTGACTATCTTTCTGTAAAACATCTTCCTGATAAAATCAAACAAAGATTAATAACAGAGACTACACAAGAAAGCGTTATAAAAATGCTAAAACAAGAAAGAGACGATTCTCAATTTCAGATAGCTATTAAGTATTGTTTAGATCTTGATATGCTATATAAAAGAAATAAAGGAATATTCGACCTTTGGCCTGAATTAGAGGAATACTATGTACAACCCAGCTGATAATTTAGAATTCTTTGGTCGTAATATTAATCTAGATATTACTCATAGATGCGTTCTTCAATGTCCAAGATGTATGAGACAATTTAAACCAGGTTTACATAAAAGAGGACATGATATATCTGTTGAAGACTATGAAAAAATATGCAAGGCATGGCATACGGTTCTTCTCTGTGGTCAAATGGGAGATCCAATATATCATGCAAAACTTCATGATCTATTAGATGTTAATATAAAACAAAAGAATCGTTTACAGATATCTACAAATGGTCATGGCAAAAAAGACGAATGGTGGGATACATCTTTTGCTAAGACACGTAAGATGACTAGTCATGAGTGGATATTTGGTATAGACGGTTTACCCAAAGATAGTCATGTACATCGTGTTAATCAAAATGGTGAAGCTGTTTTTGAAAAAATGGTTGAAGGTGCAAAGCTAGGCAATAATATACTCTGGCAGTATATCGTTTTTAAATATAATGAGAACGATATTGAAGAAGCTACTCAACTGGCCAGAGATAATAATATTAAATTCGTTCTCTTAGAATCAAGTAGATGGCTAGGAGAAGACGATCCGCTTCGGCCATCTAAACATTATATTGATAGAACACTTGGACGTGAGATCGAAATGTTAGGAACACAAGTATGAGTAAAATTATAGTAAGCGATCTTGCAAGCGATAGGCCCAAGCTGACGAAAGAACAAATAAGGGATATGGAAGTAAAACTATATCCCAGATGTTTAGATCTAGAACAAAGGAAACCACCAGCATATAGTGCAGCAGGATATATTCTTCCATGTTGTTGGGCAGATACTGCTAAATGGGATGGTTTTGAAAAACTTGTTCAAGAGCATTTACATATAAGTAATGTTGATGATGTTGATGAGATACTGTTTTCTGATGAATGGGATGAGTTTTTTCATAATCTAATAGAAAATCCTATAATGGCTCCTCGTGTGTGCAAGGTTAAATGCTGCACAAAGATGTCATTTAAGTCAAAATTTGTAGTTAAATAGAGGTGTAATATGAGGTTAACAGTAGGAGATAAATCAATAGGTTTTTTTGATTTTGATTATAAGAAACTTGCTGACGGTAATAGAATAGGTGTGTCTTTATCTGGTGGTACTGATTCAGCAATTCTTTTTTATCTTATGGCAAAACACTTACCAAATGATGTGATTTTAGTACCGTGGTCTTCATATGAAGAGTCAGATAATCCGTTAAAAGAAAGGCCTCTTACTATAGAAGCAGCTGAAGAAATTGTAGATTTTGTTAGGAATGCATTTCCAAATGCAAACATTGCTGAGCATCATAAGTTTACATTTGACAGAAATTGTCCAATAGCATATGAAAAAGCTAAGCTTAAAAATGTGCCATCTTGGGATTGTTATCCTATGGCCATATTAGGTGTAGTCAAAATGGTACTGATGCAAGAGGAAGAGACAAAATCATTCGACAGTAAAAACATCGGCATGCTTGTCGGAGGAATAACAATGAATCCTCCTGTTAAAGATATGGAAAGCGATTGGAGACCTTCAGGGTGGAAACATCCATTAGGCCCAAGATACGAACCTAGAAGATCTAAAGAACACGAGACTATAGCATGGAGTGAAATAGGTCGCAGTCACTACCACCCATTTGTAAATGTCGATAAATCCTTTGTTGCTGGATTATATGAACAAGAAGGACTTATGGATACACTGTATCCAATGACAGAAAGCTGCACTGGTTTTGCGTATGAAACTAATTGGTTTACTGAGCCTTGTAAACAATGTTTCTGGTGCTGGGAAAAATACTGGGCATTTGGTTCATATGACGGTGGATTAACAGAATAATATGTCTAATCCTTGGCTAAATCCAGAATATCATAGAATCAATGGAGGTGTTACTCTAGATATAACACATAGGTGTCTTTTGCAATGTAGCAAATGCATGAGAACTAGGTATCCAGGTCTAAACAAAAGAGGCAAGGATATGCCATTAGAATCTCTTAAAGTATTGCTAGAATCTAACGTAAAAGAAATAGACTTCTGCGGTCAGATGGGCGATAGCATTTATCACCCAAAGTTTGTAGATATTTTAAAAATATGTAATAAGTATGATAAAAAAATTAAAATACATACTAATGGGTATGGCAAAAAAGATTCTTTTTGGGATTCTGTTATTGAAGTAATGGATCATGACGATAATTGCAAATTCGAATGGATATTTGGTTTAGATGGATTACCGCATCAGAGTCATTTATATCGTATTGGGCAAGATGGCGAAGCAGTGTGGGAAGTTATGAAAAAAATGGCAAAACATTCTAATCAAATATATTGGCAATATATAGTTTTTAAATATAATGAAGATAATATTGAAGAAGCTAGACAACTAGCAGAAGAAAATAATATAAGATTTTGGAAATTTATATCTGCAAGGTGGGATGGTGGATATGATCCGTTGAGGCCTTCAAGTAGATTTGCTTTAAAAAGTTCTAGAGAATTACATCATGGAAAAAGATAATACTCTTAGAGATGTAAATAGACAAGATATTATAATGAGGCCTAAGTGCAATAGCGGTACGGCCAATGATATGCATGTAATGTATTCTGCTACAGGGTTTTTATTGCCTTGCTGCTTGTGCGATTCAAGTAAAGAAAACCACGATCAATTTGCTTTATTAGGTTTTTTTGATGAAGAACTTAAAGTTGAAAATGTAGATAGTTTTAGTGATATAGTAACATCAGAAGTGTGGAATGATTTCTATGATATGTTTGAAGATAATCCTCATGGATTAGGTCTTCCTCATGAGTGTTTAAAATTCTGCGGGGTTTCATACGTTCATAATCTAATAAATGACAATTCACAAAGAACCGGATAAATGATACACATATTGACACTAAAGGTTGGTACTAAGTATTCTGTAGACTATGTTAATAGGCTATACAATAGTATTAAAAGAAATACTACAAAAGAATTTAAACTTTATTGCTATACTGAAGATAAAAGGGGTTTACATTCAGATATAAATGTGATACAATTAAATAATCCAGATGAGTTTAAACTGCAATGGCATAAACTTAAGTTTCATAAGATTAACTTCGGGGGTATACCTACAGGTGAGAAGTGTCTTATACTCGACATTGATTGGATTGTCACAGGTAACTTAGATGAGATACTTGACTATGACTTACCAGAAAGAACCTTTGGTTGTTTTGAAAGATGGTGGTCTAACCTAAGATCTTTCTGTAAAATCAATGGTGGATTCCAGATGTTCTATATGGGAGATACGCATCAACTATGGACAACATTTAAAAAGGCTCCTGAACACTGGCAAGAGTATTATATTAAAGAAGGATTAGCTAGTGGACCTGTTAATGGAGAACAAAACTTTATTGATACACATATCACATTAGATAGATCTTGGCTTCCTATGGAGTGGTTTGCTAAACATCATGAAGATGAGTATTTTAAGATACAACTAAACTGGCATATGGAAGTAAATAAGAAAGAGCCATACTTTATGAGTGGTGAGTTTTGTGATACTATTAAGATGGTACATTTTTCTAATGCTGATAACAATATGGAGTTGGTGAAGGATGAATGGATTAATGACTTCTGGTACTAATAAATACTTTATAATAAAAGATAGGAATTGACTATGATGACTGATGATGAAAAGGCTTTATTTCGCTTATATACTATGGCAGATTGGTTAGAGTTTAAAGGCTTTAAAACAAAGAAAATTCTAGAAGAATTAAAGCCATACGAAGATGACTGGAAAAGGTATAATCCAAAAAAGCCTAATAACCGTTGGGGTTTAAGTGTCACGAGTATTGATGGTGGACTTTCTGGTATACCAGATCTTACTAGCCTATTAGACTATGAACTACAAACCGGAATATGTTTAAAGAATGAAGACTTAGCAGTTCCTACTCCGGTGTGGACAGAAAGTACCGAACTAAAACGACTACTTGAACCATGGAAAAAATGGGTAACACGTTGTCATTTCCTACGTATGGATAGAGGTAGTTTTTTTCCTGATCACAACGATGTTAACAAACATGATTTTAGTTATGATGAAATTAGATTAATCGGTTTTGTTGATTGCAATGAATATAATTTTAAATGGTTGTATGACGACAAAATTATTAAAGGTAGTCCAGGTTCTCTTTGGTATTTTAACGGAAATAAAAGACATTCTGTATTTTCAACACAAGACGGTGTGATGCTATTAGTTGTTTGTTTAAAATGGGATAAAGATTTATTCCTGCATATATTAGATAATAGTAAAGCAAGATAATGTATTCTATGCTGTGGTGTTTATCAGGCATATTGTCTGGTGTTGTGTTTGGTATTATACCAGGTGCAGGGCCGTTCTTAGCTATTGCTACAATATATCCGTTACTACTACACTTAGATCCGTTTAATATATTAATATTTTACATTGCTCTTCTTATCACATCAAACTATACTAATAGCGTAACAGCTATTCTTTATGGCATACCTGGAGATCCTGCAGCGGTAGTAACAGCTAGGCATGGTCATTCGTTATTTCTAAAAGGTGAAGGTCACCTTGCTGTGAGTAGCAATGCAGTATCTAGCACAATAGGATCTATCTTTGCTATATCATTATTTCTTTTATTTCTACCAAACATCTATATAGCTTTTCAATTTTATAATAGTACCATACAACTTGTGGTAATCTCATTAGCAGTAGTGCTATTAACACTGTTATCTAAACAAAAAATATGGAAAACAATTCCTTTGTTTATATTAGGAGGAGTGTTTGCAAAGATAGGATTTGATAATCTATCGTATAAGACATGGGGCACGTTTGGTTTTGAGTATTTAACATTAGGTATTCCATTTAGTGCAGTAATGATAGGCTTATATATTATACCAGAAATAATAAAGTTTAGAAATTTAGACATAAGTCAACATCAAGCAATTACTAAATTTGGTTATGCAAGGAATACATTAGGTGCTACAGGAATAGGAAGCATTGTAGGATTTTGGTGTGGACTTGTTCCAGGAGTTACTAATATTTTAGGTAGTTATCTGAGCTCTAATTTACTTAAGACCGATATAAAAAAGATTGCGGCTGCAGAGGCTGCAAACAATAGTGGAGCATTAAGCTCATTATTGCCATTAATTATTCTTGGAATACCAATCGTAGGTAGTGAGGTATTAATATACTACTTAATTCTAACTAAGGGATTCACATTCGGAATAGACACTCTGCCAGTATTTTCTGGTATACTATATTATATACCTTTAATATTAGGTATATGTCTATTTTTATCATGGATGTGTTTTAATCAACTTGGAAGTTTAGCATATCTGTATAAGAAATATAAAAATTCATTTACAATAGGCATTGTATTGTTTATTTCTATTATGAGTATATACATATACCCAGTAAAGGAATGGATGATTATATCTCTAATTGCGTTAAGTGTGTTTGGTTATTTCTTAAAGAATTTAGATACATTTCCTGTACTATACGGATATTTTTTAACAGATTTATTTTGGGATAACTTGATGAGAGTTATGATAATATACGGATGAAGAATTTAATACTAGGATATGAGCGTGGCCGTAACAAATGGGAAACTATTCATAGAGCACTGTTAGATATAGGTCAAGAAGCTGATGTAGTCTTAGAGGACTTTGATAAAATAGAAGGACCATATGATAGAATTATCACTGTGGCAGAAAGTCTATTGCCTATTCAAGCTGAGCTAGAAAAGAAATGGGGCCTTAGTAATCTGTCAATAGAATCGGCCAACATTTTATCTGATAAAAAATTAATGGATGATTTTTGCATTGATAATGGACTAGAGAATCTTATACCTGACAGCATTATACCAAAATCCCCAAATGATTTAGATATATTTAAAGATAGACCCTTTATAATAAAACCGACAATAGGTTCAGGCACTAAACAACATAGATCTTTTGATTACGTAACATTTAATAATCAAAAAGATTTTATGCAAGTTGTTGATGATTCTTTCTTCGATGATAATAAAAAAGGATATACACATACTAACTTCAATAATAGAACTAGTTACTATATGGCGCAAGAGCAGCTACCTATAGAAGCAGATCTATACGCTCCATATTATTATGGAAAGAATAATGTGATTTGGGTTAAGAGCAATATTGTGGTAAATACAATAGACGAATATAGCTATGAAACTAGATGTTTAAGCTGGATGAGTATTCCTACTAATAGTGTACCAATAGATATAAGAGCAGAAGCTCAAATGTTTATTGATATAGTAACAGATGAGTTACAACTAAAAAATATGTTTTTCTCTGGTCCAGATTACTATAAGCATGGTTCTAGCATTAAATTGATAGATGCTAATCCAAGGCTTGGTCAAGGCCTTCA